CAACAGATTACGATAATTTCGATGAACTTCGAATTCATGATGATGCAGAGCCTCATATCAATGCTTTAGCTACTTGCATGAAACAAGCAAAAGATGCTTCGATTCCAGTAAAACGTGTTTCTGTGAATGATTGGCATCTTCCTTATATCTCGGATGAAGAACGTAAGACTTTGCCGATCGAAACTCTGCTTGCTTGCTCGACTGCACGCTGTGCTCGTGTTAGCTATCTGACTCACGAAGGTAAGGAACCTGATCCAGAAGCAGATAAAATCTTGTTTGAACGTCTTGTTGGTTCTCGTCCATTACATGCATCGCCATGTGAACATCAAGCATATGCATCTCCTGTCAAGGGATATGTAAAGAATTTCAACGGCTGGGTCCAGCACAGAGCATTAATCGAATCAAATCTTTGGAGCGACCTCGGGATTTGAATTTAAATATCATCCCTGGAATTCAGGGATCGAATTAATGCTTGTGTAACTAAAATAAAAAGAAAAGGTTAGGTAATGGACATTCAAGAAGTTGGTGATATTGGTAAAGGCATGTTGTCACAATCTAAGTTTTATATGGGATATAGTAGATGGAATGACGAACTAGAACGATACGAAACATGGGAAGAATCAGTACAACGTGTCATGCAAATGCATCGGGAGAAATATAAAGACAGGATGACTCCAGAACTCGAAGAGTTGATTCATTTTGCACAGAAAGCATATGAAGAACAATTGATTCTAGGTGCCCAAAGAGCTCTACAATTTGGCGGAGAGCAATTGTTCAAGCATGAAGCTCGTATGTATAATTGCACAGTTAGTCATGTTGATCGCCCACGATTCTTCTCTGAAGCGATGTATATGCTTCTATGCGGATGTGGAGTTGGATTTAGCGTACAAAAACAGCACATTGAAAAACTTCCTAGTTTGAAGAAGAGAAGTGAAAAGAAATCCAAAGTTTTTGTCATTCCAGATACGATTGAAGGGTGGGCTGATGCTTTTGGTGTCTTGCTAGCTAGTTATTTTGATATCGAAGGAGATTTCAAAGAATATAAGGGATGTCAGGTTCACTTTGACTATAGCAAGATTCGTCCGAAGGGTGCTTTGATTTCTGGTGGATTTAAAGCTCCTGGTCCAGATGGTTTGCGTCAGTCTCTTCAGAAATGTGAAGCTCTCATTGATTCTCTTTTTGTCGGAAACGAAACACATGTCAAGATGCCTAGCATTGTTGCATATGATTTTGTAATGCATATGTCCGATGCTGTTCTTTCTGGTGGAGTTCGTCGTAGTGCTACCATTTGCATGTTCAGTAAAGATGACACCGATATGCTAAATGCCAAGACAGGCGATTGGTTTATTACGAATCCTCAACGTGGTAGAAGTAACAATTCTGTCATGTTGCAACGAGATGATGTCACTCGCGAAGAATGGCATGAGATCATGAAGTCTGTGCGACAAGTTGGAGAACCTGGATTTATCTTTACCGATAATCTGGAATTCTGCTATAATCCATGTGTAGAAATTGGAATGCTCCCAAAATCAGAAGATGATGAGAGTGGATTTCAAGTCTGTAATTTGACAGAAACAAATGGCGGAAAATGTGTTGATAGATCAGCTCTGATGCGAGCGAGTAAAGCTAGTGCGATTCTTGGTACGTTGCAAGCTGGATATACGAACTTCAAATATCTAACCGATGCATCGAAGAAAATTATCGAACGTGAAGCCCTTCTAGGCGTTAGTATCACGGGCTGGATGAATAACCCAGATGTTCTGTTCGATGAAACTAACATGAAGGATGCTGCTGAAGAAGTTAAGAAGTGGAACAAGATTACAGCTGAACTCATTGGAATTAATCCTGCTGCTAGATGTACTGCTGTCAAGCCTTCTGGTAATGCTAGCGTTCTTCTGGGTACTGCATCTGGAATTCATGGCGAACATTCTCCTTTGTATTTCAGAAATGTTCAAATGAATGATCAAGATGATGTGCTAGGATTGATTCAGAAGAATAATCCAGAAATGATTGAAAATAGCGTTTGGTCTTCTACTGGAACTGATAAAGTTGTGAGTTTTCCTGTTGTGAGCAAGCCTGGAAGCATATATAAGAATGATCTTCTAGGAACAAAGCAACTAGAGTTTGTCAAGAAGGCACAACAGGTATGGATTGAGCATGGAACAAATCTTGATCTTTGTGTAGATAAACGACTCCGTCATAATGTCAGCAACACGATTACTGTCGATGATTGGGATGAAGTAGAAGAATACATCTACGAAAATCGACGTTGGTTTGCTGGGATTTCTCTTTTATCGGCTATGGGCGATAAGGCGTATCCACAAGCTCCTTTCACTGAAGTTTTTGAAGCAAAAGATATCCTTGAAAAATATGGCAATGCAAGTATGATGGCATCTGGTCTGATCATTGATGCTCTGCACGCGTTCAATAATAATCTTTGGGTTGCATGTGATACCGTGAATGGCTGGGGAGAGAAGCTTGACGAAACCAAGAAGGAAGATCTTCTGAAGAGGGATTGGATTCGAAGAGCTAATAAATTCTCTGTGAATTATTTCAATGGCAATCGTCTGGAAATGACGAATTGCCTGAAGGATTGTTTCAATCTTCATAAGTGGTGCACTATTTCGAATTCTCTGAAGAAGATTGATTTTAGTTCCGAACTACAGAAGAAGACCTTCGTTGATGTTGATACCCTAGCTGGAGCAGCATGCGCCGGTGGAACGTGTGAAATAATTTTCTGAAAAAGATAGGGAAGCGAATGATTGAATCGCCTTGTATCAAAAAATGCGAACTGCGTAACAACAGATGTATAGCATGTGGAAGAACAATCGAAGAAATTTCGAATTGGAAAACTTTTACAGATGACCAGAAAGTTTCTGTTCTTGCTAGGATACGAGCAGATACATATTGGCCAGACATTTGCTTCCCTCCTATCAATCTTCTTGTTCTACATTCAGCTAAATGGAATAATTTCAAATGACAGATATTACAATTACAATTTCAGGTCCAGGCAAAACATTTTCTGCAGAACTACATGTTATCAAGCAAGCCCTAGAATACCTAGGTTGCATTGTTACAATTGAAGATCCGTATCAAGATGATAGCAACGATCATTCTATCGAAGAACATGTTGATCGTATGAAAACTATGAATAAAGATAGCCCAACAAAAGTACATATCAAGGCAAATCATATGCCTTGGGGAGGTTGACTTTTCTTTATTCTTCGTGTATAATGTAACTTTATAAAAGGTTAGAAATGAATAGACTACAATACCTTCTGATGAAGCTAGCAGAAGAATCATCTGAGATAACTCAGATTTCTCTGAAGACTGCTCAATTCGGATATGATTCATCATGGAATGGAAGCCCAACAAATATCGAACACTGTCATAAAGAGTTGGATGATTTGATGGCTGCTATTGAAATGCTGAATGAAGAATTTGATTTCGGTTACGCTTTCGACCGCGAAGCAATTGATGCTAAGAAAGCAAAAGAGAATAAGTTCTATCAAATTTCGGTAGATTTGAATAAAAATAATCAAGGAGAATAATAATGGCTACTTTCCCAATTCCAAGTGATCCAGTTCAGAAGGACAAGATCATGGCTGTCGTTCGTGAGATTTCTGGGTCTATGACTCGAATCGAAGCAGAACGAGATTACATCAAGGAAGCAGTGACAGAACTTGCTAAGGATCAACAGATTCCGAAGAAGCTTCTGAATCAATTTGCTCGTGCTTATCATAAGTCGAATTTTGCGCAAGTCGTTGGAACGAATGAAGAATTCGAAGAATTGACTCTTGCTCTTCAACCAAAGGCAATTGTAGATGATTTCCAGACAGGCGATGACGATGAGTGAATTTGCAATCGGGGATGTTGTATATCATCCTCATACAGGAAAGAAGATGACAGTTGAACGGCTTGGCTGGCTCGATGTTGTCGAGACTGCATGGTTTCAATTGAATGAAGCTACTCGAGAGCACGAACTAAAGAGACAAACTTTCAGAGCAGAAGATCTTCGTCATGCTTTAGCAGAAGATTTCTCTGATCGAGATATTCTTAAAGGATGATTGATGTATTATGTCTATTTGAGTGATGTTGCTACAGCAGAATGGTATAAATTACCGTGTTGCTTCATACCTAAGCAATTGATTGGAATGTATGGGATGCTGTTTGAAATTAGAAAAGATGAGCATATCATGAAATCTCTTCTTGATGATCCGATCAAACGATCATTTGGATGGGTTATCCAAACAGAAAACGGTAAAATCATATCAGATATTCTGGAATTAGCTGCTGATATCAAAGAAAGGATTTCAAAATGAGCATTTTAGAATTTACATTGCTTCTCATAGCAATCGTTTTCATTCGTGAATACTTTATCAGGAAGAAATGAAGGTTATCGTTGCAGGATCCAGAGATTTCAAAGATTCATCGCTAATCTTTGCTGTTCTGGATCATCTACATTCCAGACATGGCTTCACTGCTATCGTATGTGGAATGGCACAAGGCCCAGATTTGATTGGGAAAGAATGGGCAGATTCCAGAGGAATTGAAGTTATGGAATTTCCTGCGAATTGGAAGAAGTACAAGAATGCTGCTGGTCCAATCAGAAATTCTGAGATGGCAGAAGTTGCAGATTTCT